AATAGCACCTAACGCACCTAATACGCTTGCAATCGTAATTATTGTTGCTGAATCAATATACATTGTCTGTAATTTCCTTTCATTGTTTCTTTTCCACCATGCCGTTTTCTTTAAACATAGTATTAAGGCTCTGCCTAAGTCCGTAGCTGTCGCAATGTGACAGGATTCCCCGGTATGATGCTACCGAACGGTCTAACCTGTCTTTTCTTTCCTCTCCTGCCTTTACCTTTGCAATCTGCTTTTTAAGATTCCGCTTGATTTTTACCGCCGTTTTCTTCTTTAATCTGCGGTGCGTGGCCCATATTCTGAATCCGACAAAATCAATTCCCATGCTGCACGGTCTTATAGCTGTCTTGTTGTTCAAATCTAGCCTTAATTCATCTGCTAAAAATGTTCTTAACAACTCTTTTACCTCTGCTAAATGCTTCTTATCATGGTGGAGTATAATAATATCGTCCATGTATCGGATGTAGTAATGTAATCCCAACTCATGCTTTGCGTACTGGTCTACCTCGTTAAGGTAAATGTTTGCAAACATCTGTGAGGTAAGGTTGCCTATCGGCATCCCTTTATTACCTAGCCTGTCCGATACTTCCACTTCGTCCGGCTCTTTTCCGGGCGGTAATCCAAAATTCATAGATTCGCAATTTATAATCTTTTCCAACAGGTTGAGCAATCGTTGGTCTTTAATCCTGCGTGCTAAAATCTTTAATAAAATATCGTGGTCTACCCTGTAGAAATATTTTGATATATCCATTTTCAGATAGTAGTATCGTTCCGGCTTTCTTTCTGTCTGCCTTAACCAATACTGCAACCTGTCGGCTGCCTTATGCGTTCCTTTACCCTTGCGACAGGCATAGGAATCAAAAATAAAAGTCTTTTCGTACAATGGAAATAACTGCCTGTAAATCGCCCATTGTACTATCCTGTCCTTAAATGGTAAGGACATAATAAGTCGTTTCTTTGGTTCATAAACATAAAAGGTGTGATACTTCCCTACCTCGTATGTTTCATAAATCAAGTGATTCTGAATATTTATTAACTGCTCTTCATAGTTGCGGTTGAAAATCAATACATCATCCCTGTATCTTTTCCCCTTTCTCGCTTCCTCCCAAGCCTTATGTAAATTTTCAAAATCATAAATCTTTTCGTATATGTTCTTTATGCTTTTCATTGCATACCTCTTGTAAATTTGTGCCGTACAAACCTAATCAGTTTTTAACCCTTTCAGACGTGACAAATGTATATATTTTCGGCTATTGCTTACTAACTGTCTTTACGGCAATTCAATCTTTTTCCTGTAAACAGGAACGGAAAATAACCCCTTTAACCCTGTTTGTGCTGTCCTTACAGTCGTAACCGCAAGGCTTCTTGACATAGGGGCAGAGCGGAGCGGAAGCCAATGTTGTCGTTCGAGTTGGAACGAGGGTTATTCAAGTTGAGAGCGGACGGACCCGAATTGGAAGTATTGTTGAACGCCGACCCACGGATAGGCAACCACCGTAACTTTGTGATTATTTCCCTATGTATTTTTATTTCTGTCTTTCCCTGCTGTTGACCCATTCCGTATAACCGCCTATCATTCGACCGATTTCATCTACCTTACGCATCCACACTTCCCAAGTATGAAAATCTAAACAAGGCTTTTGTTTCGGGTATAGGTCTGGGTCTTTGGCAAGTCTTAGCAGATTTCTTAATACATCAACTTCAATATCCAAATCTTGCAATGTTGTTTTCTTGTGGTACTTCTTTTCAAGCCGTACCGCCATTTCCAACATTGTATACATTGTCTTTCTTATATCGCCTGCAAGTACATACCTTTCCGTTTTTGGAAAGTCCTTTAATTGAGGGTTGCCGTACAATATCATTTCATAGATTTTCTCTTTTATATGAAAAATATCGTTGCCGTTATGCTTCTTTTCTTCCTGTTGTATCTCTTCCACTTTTGCAACCGCCTAACTGTAATGTATTTGCTATAAAGGGCGTGCTATCGCACGCCCTATCAGTTTTTCAGTGTTCAGTTTGCAGTTACTCAACAAAAGCGGAGCGGAAGCCAACGTAGTCGTCCGAGCTGGAACGAGGGTGAATCAAGTAGAGAGCGGACGGACCCGAATCGGAAGGATTGAAGAACGCCGACCCACGGAAAGGCAACCTTTCGCCGTTGTTTCTCGCCCAAAATCTGTCGTTGCCATATCCTGTTACGCCACTGTCCGGGAATAAACCAAGTGCAACGAGCAACTTAGGGATTGCTACCCCGGAAACTGCCTTTACATTCTTAAATATCTCTGATGTATCATTGCTGTCTGTTGTCTGTGTGGTAACGCTTTGGGTGCAAGGTTTATAGGCTGTTCCTGTGTCGTGTCTATTGTAAAACTCATTTTCGCCTACCTTTCTACCTCTTTGCGTACTGTTCAAGCGATAAGGTGCTTTTTGCAATCAACAAATTTCCTTGTTTATCGAACCTCTCATAATCCTTTGTGTGTCCTGTGATAACCCATTGGCTACCGTACTTCGTACCTCCGATTATAAGCGTAAGGATTTTCCCCTTTTTCCTGTACTTATCTATCTTGTCCTGCATACTCTTAGGATTTACCCCAAGAAATGCAGATAGGTAAATAGTAAGGCTTGCCGTGTCTGTATCATTGTACTGAAACTCTAATAACGGCTTTTTTAAATGTCTTGTATGTTTTGCGTAATTGGTTTTGCTGTCTATCTTCAAATCGTCAAAGGTTTTTACCTTGTTTGCCGATACTTTAAAGACAATATCGCCAAGTGTTCCAATCTCTGCCATTAGATACCTCCTATAATAAATCCATCCCCCTCTCCGTCCGGCTTGAATATACACAATACCCATTGCCCTACGGTTGGAATCCAAGGTTTTATTTTAATATCACATCCTGTTTTACATTCCACGGTTGGCGTTCGCTTCACAATCCTTAAATCTCCTGTTACTATTCCCTGGTCCGGAATCTTTACCCTTGCTGTCATATTCCCGGAATTAACCTTACTTACCTGTCCTATTCTTACAATGTCTTTTAATTCCTGTATGTCTGTATTTCCGAATCCTGCCATTTAATAACCCTCCAATACGCTACGCAATTTAATCTGTACCTTGTATCCTCCTGTCAAGCTGTGCTGTGCCTGCTCGACTATGTATTTACCGTCAAATTCTCCGTACCCGTATACAGTAACCGTAATTCCTGCTACATAGTCCACATCCCCAACTAAAGTAAATTCTGCCGTGGTTTCGCCTTTGTTTCTCTGTCTTAATTGGCACTTTGCCAACTCCAAGGCTTCCGCTTCGCTTGATACTTTATGTTTAAATTCGTATGTCTGTCCGTCCGGGTCTGCCCCCGGTGCTGTGTATGTAGCTTCAATAGTTTTCTTTGTATCGGGGTTTGTGTATGATACATGACATTTCGAATATGATGTATCCGCCGTCTTTGTTGAAAAACTATAGCTTAATATATTTCCTTTTCCTGCCTTAATCTTCTTGACGGATGATTTCTTTTCATAATCCGCCTCGTCAAAAAGGACTATTGTTTTTGATGTAACTTTTAAGGAAATGCCTGCATTTTTGCATAGTTTTTTCAAAAAGACTATATCCGCCGTGTTTACCTGTTCCTTTCTCTTGTAACTCGGGTTGTGGCTTGAAAGATACATTACTTTCATGCTGTTACCCTTGCCTATCTTTTCTGCTATATTTTTAAGATTGGTATTTTCCCAAGTCTTAGATTTCTTTTCCTGTCTTAGTTTTGTGCTATATGGTATTGATGTAGCTTTTATAGTCAGCTTTTGCGGTGGTCCTTGATAACTTACGCTGTCAATTTCAAACTTTCCGCAATCCAACACCTTATCTTTTCCGTCTGAATACGGATTTTTCTGTATTACAATGGCGTGTATCTCCGTGCCTTTAAATGCTTTCTTTTCTTTTATTACGGTTGTTTTAGTCGTTGTTGTCGGTGTTCCGCCCTCAACATCTGAAGCATTGCACCAACCGTATACCCTTTGTCCGTCTTGCGATATTAAGTGATACGGGTGTGCGTTGTGGTTTGCTATTGTGCATTTACAGGTGCTTGCACCCCTGTTTACGGTCGGTTCTGCTGCCATAGAGGATATATATACCGGTCCGCCTTTGAACTTTACAATAGCACCTACTTTTATCTCTCCACCGCCTGTAGTGACCGTTTCCGTCTTGGTTCTTACTGCTTTGCTTGTATTGAGCCAATCCTTTATCCATTTGCCCTCCCTATCATCTAGGGATATGCTTATATCGTCTGTTTCGTCCTCTTCTTTGTCCGTGTAGGACAGGGATAACAGATACTTGGATAACTCTTTGGATATATCTGCACCTTTAAAATACAGTTTTATCACGGTACGCCTTGCGTAGTTTTTATTACTCACTTACCGTTACCCCCTGTTTCCACGGTGGCAGGGATTCCGATACCGTCAATTCAATTTCCGGCAAGGTCAATACAACCCCTGCCGGAAAGATGTAGGTATCTTTATACTCAATATTCGCTTTAATAATAGTATCCATATACATTTCATTTCCGTATGCTTTGTAAGCCACAATATCCCAAGTATCCCCGGATACCGTTGTGTAAGTATTATTAAGCATATACTACCCTGTCCTCCTGTTCTTTTTGTTCTTTCAGAATTGCTACAATGATTGCCCGTAGCTTTTCCAAAAATGCTTCGTCATACTGTTCTAACTGCTGCTTAATGTTATTTGCTTCGCCGTTGCCGTTTACTACAACGCTCGGCGAATTTTGAACATTTATGACGATTGTGCCGGCCCCGCCCATTCTTGCAGATACATTATCTGCCGTCTGTGCCTGTGAGATATTGTTAAATATCTGTCCTGTCTGTGCTGCCGTAAATACCTTTCTGTTAGCAGCGTTTGTAATTAACTCTGGTCCATTCTCTCCGGCTATGAATGTACCCGGTGTTCTGTCCGTACCTTTTGCAAATCCCGGTATCTTAGGTATACATTACCGTTAAGGTCTGATACTCCATAAGGTGTATGGTCGTGATTCCATGTAACCGGTCCCGTACCTGTATATGTCCGTCCAAAACCGCTTACTTTACCCTGTTCGTCCTTGTGGTAATAGTCTTTGCCCCAATCGGTGTTACCGTGTGGCATTGTGCCTTTTTCCCTACTCTGGTTTAACAGGTATTCATACTCTACGGCGGTCATAAGATGCCAACCTAACCCCTTGCATCTGCAAGCCTGTACCGCTTCGTCAAATGTGATATTTACGGTCGGGTCTGCCATTGGCATACTGTAGGCTCTGCCGTCAATTACTGTATTCGGGTACTTGGATATGTAAATGGCATCCGCCACCTTATCTCCGATTTTGAATACTGCCGGGATTTCCTCGGTATCCTTTGGTCTTACGAATCTGCACATGATAGACGGAATCCCTCTATCATCAAAAATCACTACATTGTTGTGGTCTACTGCGTTCATTGTTCCTTGTCCTCCTGTTTTCTACTTCTTTGCGTAAATTGAATGTAACTTTATGCTTCCACGCCTTTTTATGCTTTCCTCGGTGTGTAATCCCGAATCAAAAAATGCACAAAAGGTTGTACCGCCTATAATGCTTGTTGCAACTATGTAGCTGCCGATATTATGAAACTCGCACCGCTTGGCGTTGCGGTAAACTGTTATATGTTTCTCTGTCCTGTTCCCTGCCACGCTGACCCTCCTTTCTAGGCGTTACCTTTACGGTTATTTCTACGCCCTCTCTCTGTCCTATCAGCATAGCCAAGGTATCATAAAAGCGTTGTGCCTGTTCTCTGTTCATGTATCGCCCTCTCTTCCTCTGCTATGTCAACTGCTGCCTGTCTGATTTCTTCGCAATCCTCTTTTAAAAGGTCTGCTGTCATTTCCATAACTTCCAACGGTAGGTTTTCATCTACCACTAGAGAGCCGACCATATCCGCCAACTCTCTAGCCTTTTCCTGTGCGTTTAAATCCAATTCCTTATCTCCTTTATGCTGTTTTAATACCTCTCACGCTTCTAAGGCACGTCATGTATCCTTTTACCTGATTCTGTTCATCCCTTGATAAGGCTCTAAGGAGTTCTATAAATTCTGTTGTTTCTTTCTTTTCCTTATCTTCCTGTAACGTGCTTTCCTGCATCTTTACTTCTGACATAGGCTTGACCTCCTTTCTTTGTTGACATTAACCTTGTCTTTGAAAATAGTATACTTGTCATTGAAAAGTTTGTCAATATCTTTTTATGCTTTTTCTTGACTATGAAAAGTTTGTGTGCTATTTTATAGATACAGGAGGTACAAAAATGAACGAACGCTTAAAAGAATTGCGGAAATACCTTAATTTAAGTCAAAGGGTATTTGCTGAAAAGTTAGGCATAACCGATAGCGGATTATCTAACTTGGAAAGCGGAAAACGGAATCTTACCGAACAGATGATTATTTCTATCTGTAGAGAATTTAATGTTAATCGTGCGTGGCTCGTTGAGGGTGTCGGCGATATGTTTACCAATTTGCCGGAAACGATATTGGATGAATTAGCATTACAATTTGAACTTACAGAGGATGAAAAAGACTTGGTAACAGATTTCTGTGAGTTATCCAAAGAGCAACGCCATATAGTAATGAACTTTATCCGTGGCTTTAAGGATAAAAAATAAGGGTCGGTTGACCGGCCCTTTCCTTTTACTCTTTTGTGTATATGTACTGTATAAAGCGGTGGATTCTTTCCAATGCCTTAATATCGTCTATGCACATGAGCATATCCATAATGGATTTTCGTATTTTTTGTTTCATTTGCGTTTAAACCCTCCTTTGCTTGTATGTATTATACTGCTGCAATATGGGTTTGTGTTAAATATTGGTACGATTTCCAATATTATGGAAATTATTTATAGTCGCTATCGAATAAATCAGTTATTTTCATATTCAACGCTTTTGCTATAGCTTCCAATTCTGCTATAGTCGGGGATACCTTTTCATTCTCAATATTATTGAGTGTGCTTTTACTTATCCCTGTCATTTTCGATAGCTTGACAAGTGTTACTTTTTTACTGTTTCTTGCCTGCCAAGTTAGTATTTTCATTTTGCACCTCCTAGATATTTTTTATTATCCCCGGAGGTTAGTAGGCTATTATTTTTAAGGAGGTTTATATGGGAATTTTCACAAAAGGACAGCGTAATATTGCAACTTCTGTATATGAGGATGCAAAGAAATATTTAAAACCAAAGGACGGACATACTCACGTTGTTATGTTTAATAGTTTTAGTAAGCTAATCAATGAGATTTTTTGTTGTGAAGATAAGTACACAACCCAAATAGACGAAATTGTATCTAGGATGCAAGAGGACGGATACGAAATTGTTGATATTAAGGTTACTATTTTGCAAAACCAAGGAAGCGGATTCTTTGGGGATAGTATGGAGGGTTATAGTACCTTGATTATATATAAATAAAACAAAAACCGCCAACTACTGCAATAGCTGACGGTTTCCTAATTCCTTTTGTTAGACAAAGGAACTGATTTAAACGCACCTGTATTATAGCAGATTTTCTATTGTCTTTCAAAGGGTTTTTATTTTTTATACCCATTTTCTAAGAAAGGCGGTTTGCTATATGTCTACCACACATTTTTACTCACATTACCCAACCATAGAATATAAAACCTGTGCTTTATATGTCCGCTGTTCCAAGGAAGAACAAGCCAAGTTTGGAGATACCATAGAAGCACAGATAGAGGACTTAAAAGCCTTTGCAAAGCTGCACCATTTAAAAATATATGCAATCTATGTAGATGAGGGGCATACCGCAAGAAAGAAATATAATAAGCGTAAGGAATTTATGCGGATGCTCCAAGATGTAGAATTGCATAAGTTTGAGTATATCATATTCACAAAATTAGACCGTTGGTTTCGTAACATTGCCGATTTCTATAAGATACAGGAAATACTTGATAACAACGGCGTAACTTGGCTTACTGCCTTGGAACGCTACGAAATGGAAACAACCAACGGTAAACTTAACGTAAATATCCGCTTATCTGTCGCACAGGATGAAGCCGACCGGGATAGTGACCGCATTAAGGATGTATTCCGCCTTAAAGTTAAAAAAGGGGAAGCTATTACAGGCAGCTTACCTATCGGCTTAATGGTTGGAGAAAATGGTAAGGTTGATATTGACCCGGATACGGTCCAAATCGCTTATGATATGTTTGATTATTTTGAGGTCCATAATAGTAAGCGTGGCACTCTCCTGTATCTCATTGATAAATACAACCGCTATTTCTGTTATGAAACTATCGCTCGTGCTTTGCGGAATCCTCTTTACAAAGGGGAATACAGGGGCAACCCGGATTACTGCCCTAAGATTATCGACCCTGCCCGATTCGACCGTATACAGGTGCTTGGTAAGCGTAATGTTAAGGTTCGCAAGAATAACCGTTACTATGTCTTTTCCGGCTTGGCTCAATGTAAAGAGTGCGGTCATGCCCTCGTAGCCAATACAACCGTACAAAAAAGGTATAACAGGGAATATACACAATACAGATGCAATTATTACTCAAACTCTCATTTATGCACTCATTCGCACGGAACAAATGAGAAGGTTATAGAAAAATACCTGTTGGATAATATAAAGCCGGAACTTGAAAAGTATGTTACCGCTTATGAGGTAAAGCAGAACGCACCGACCAAAAAGGCGGACCCAAGCAAAATTAAAACTAAGATGCAAAGGCTCAAAGAATTGTATGTAAATGAATTGATAGACCTTGACGATTACCGCATAGAATACGAACAATACAAACAGGAACTTGATAGACTTACCTCTACTGCTGCCCCGGAAGTAAAAGACCTGTCGGCTATTCGTTCGTTCCTTGCCCTTGACCTCCAAAGTATATATGATAGTCTGACCCCACAGGAAAAGCGTACTTTATGGAGTAGTATTATTGATAAAATCATCATTTCAGATAGCGGAGATATTGAGATAGTATTTTTATGATGTTTGTTGTACTATCTTATACGCTCCTGTTGGTTCATCCGCTAAAACTAATTTAGGCTCATTAATAATTGCCCTAGCACATGCACACCTTTGCTTCTGTCCA